GAAGCACAAGAATTAGCAAGAAAGCAATGGAAGATAAACCAGTTAGAATGGCTTAAAAATAATCCTAGAAACAAAGGCACCATCGCACTTGCAGCCAATAACTTACAACAATATAGCATACCATGATATTAAGCGCTAGAAATAACCAGTTTAAATTTGACTTCCCTAGGAATTTTATACCAAAGGAAATTGCTAAGAAATATAAACCATTCTTGACAAGAATACCGGGTGGGTTAATTAAAGAGCCTATTGATTATTGGAATTATGGGATACAGTCTATTAATTTACCTGGCCCATCGTTTGATCCAGTAACACAATCAGACTACCCAGGTAATACACGATCATTTAGATCAAGTATACCTACACAAGAACTATTTGATAAATCTCTAACTGTTACAATGCAAGCATTTGATGGTTATGTTAATTATTGGATGGCAATCGAAATGTTTGATTACTACTATAAACTAAGTGGCAAGCATCCATATTTGCCAGAGGGTGTGGGTGTACAGATGCTAGACGCAGAAGGAAACATATTCGTAACAGTGCAATTAAAAGATATGTTTATAAAAAACATAGGTGCATTAGATTTAAACTTCTCAAGTAACACAGTCGAATTCCAAACTTTTGATATGGAATTTACCTATAACATACTGGACGTCGTAGTTAACGTGACCTAATATATAAACAAATAAAGAACTCAAGATGAAAACCTTTAAAGACTATTTAACAGAATCTCACAACGATAGTGTAGATATCCAAAACTTATTAAACGAATCTCATACTTTGACCGAGGAGCAGGATGCTGCTATTGATATGGCAGTTGATAGAATTATGGAAGAACACAAAAATGGTAAAGATTTAGAAACTGTCGTAGATGAAATTATAAATGAAGGTATCTTAGGAAGTATATTTGGTGGTCTTACTGGTTTTGCTTTAGGTAAAACTATAGGAAAAGCAATTGCTAGAGTTTTAGGTATTCAAAAGGGTGTTTTATATGATTTAATGACATCACGTCTTGTTGGTGCTGCCTTAGGTGCAGTTATCGGTAAGAGAATATAAACAATATGATTAATATAGGAATTGACTTTTCACTCAATAGCCCAGGTGTATGTGTTGAAACTATCGATGGGAAATACCACTTCATAACTTTTTTTAATTACGGAAATCGTATATGGGATGAAGAAGGTAGAAAGATACCAAAATCGTTTAGTGTACATAAAGAATTAATGGATGATTCCGCTATACTAGGATTTCCATATCACAGAGACGTAACAAGCAAAGAGTTTTTACCGAGAGAGCGACAGAAATTAGAAGATGCCGGTAATATTAGTTCATTAATGGTTAACATTTTTTCTACACTATTTGAAGGCGACGAAGTATCAGTAGCGTTAGAAGGTTTTTCATATGGATCCAAAGGGAATTCATTTATAGACATTATTCAATACAATACATTTTTAAGAAAGGAATTAATAGATAAGTACTCTATAGAAAATCTATCTGTATTTCAACCATCTCATGTAAAGAAATTAGCAGGTAAAGGAAATGCAAACAAACATTATATGGCTAAAGCATTTCAAGATGATGTCCTCGATGATAAGAACTTAAGATCAACTAAACTTTGGAAATGGACTCAAGGAAAGGACTTTAGTGAAAAGATTCCTAAGCCGCTTGATGATTTAGTAGATAGCTATTTTCTTATAAAATGTTTGCAGCATGTTAACGCAATAGAGTAGTCGATTTTAAAGAACAAATATGATAATGAATTCAGCTAACATTTATTTTAATAATCAAATAAGATGAATCATTGTTTACTTAAAGCTGAATCATTTAATGCATCAACTTATACTTAAAACAATAAAGGCTAGCAACTAGATCTATTCTGCAATTCAATAGTTAAAAGTTATATTGCAACATGGGTAGTTTGTTTCAGCTTTACACTAATTAAATTTAAAATAATATGTTAAAACCTCTAGGGAACAGAATTTTTATAAAAAAAGACCTACAACCAGATAGGAAAGGTAGTATAATTCTATTAAAAAAAGATGGGATGTTTGCCCCTCCATACTCAGGACTAATCATTAGTGTAGGTGATGGTGTAGCAGACAAAGAATATCAAATTGGTATAAAGGTTCTATTTCATGATTTAGCAGGAACTGAATTTAAATATGATGGCAATACTGTATTTAGTTTACGTGAACAAGATATAACTGCAATAATAGATAAAAAGATTCATGTAGTCTGAAACAAACTGACTTAGTGAATATATAATAAACAAAGGAATCAATAATTAAATGGTTACTTTTTAAACAGGCGATAACAAGGCAAAATAAATAGGCAATTAACAAGTAGTTTAGGCATAGAGCTTTGTTATCAATTATAAACAAATAAATAATAATAATAACAAAAAAAGGCAATTAACATGGCAAATGAATTCGACATTTTTAACGTAAGTGTAAAAGATTTAGACACTGGTGAAAGACCTTCCACAGCAGGAAGTGATTTATACACACCTAAACCAGATCAAGGACAAGACGGTATCTACCGATCTTTAATTAGGTTTCTACCTAATGCAAAAAACCCAAGAAAACCATTCGAACGCAAGTATGTCTACTGGCTAGAAGACAGAGAAGGAAACGGCTTTTATGCTGACTCCCCTTCAACGGTTGGAGAAAAATGTCCGGTACAGGATATGTTCTTCAAACTAAGAAACTCTGAATCTGCAGTAGATAAAAAGATGTCAGAAGGTTTAAAGCGTAGAGAAGTATTCTATGCATTGGTACAAATCGTAAAGGATCCACAAAACAGAGACTTGGAAGGACAAGTTAAAATTATGAAATTCGGTTACAAAATCAAAACTAAAATTGATGAAGAACTGAATCCACAATTTGACGAACCAACTCAAGTGTTTGATCCATTCGAAGGAAAGAACTTTGAATTAGTAATTTCTAAGAAAGGTGGTTTTCCAAATTATGACTCAAGTAAATTTCATGGAAATAAATCTCCGATGACAATTGGTGGAGAACCGGTTGCTAATGATGATGCAAGCCGTAAAGCAATTTTAGAATTGTTAGGTACTGCACCAGATTTAAACAGTTGGGGTTATACAGCATGGGATGATACTGTTAGAGGAAAGGTAATGGGTGTATTAGCTCAGTTCCATTCTCCAGGTGATTCAATTCAAAACATCACTAGATCAAAACCAGCACCGGTTGATACGAAAGTAACTGAAGCCGCTGCAGTTAAAGTAACGACTGAAACAAAAACTGAAACTGACACAGAACCTTCATCTGATGGTGCTGAGAAAAAAGAAGATTTTGATGAATTTATTAATGGGTTAGATCTTTAATAACTATGGCAGAAGAAGTAATAATATCTTCTGAGATGAAAGCTCGGATCATCGATAAGGTGGTCCGAGTTCTTCATAATAACCACTCCCATCCGGAGAAAAGAAGAATTTTAGAAAGCAAAGGCAGATTAAATATGGCATGTCCATATTGTGGAGATTCAACCACAGCACCTAGGAAAAAACGAGGCAACTTATATTGGAACGATTTATACTTCCATTGTTATAACTGTTCTGCACATTCTTCCCTAGATGTTTTCTTAGCCGATCATCATGAAAACTTTGAAGGTGACGACAGGATTGATGTAATAAACTATATAAAGGAAAACCGAAAACATTTCTCATTAGGGGAAAGTTTAGATTTCCATCTTTTTGATAAAGTTAAATCAATAGCATTAACTTTTGATGAAATAGCAATGGGATTTAATGTATATCCAATTAATAGTTTAACTTATCAAGCGTATCCTTATTTAAAGAGCAGGTTGCTTCATCATAAGACTGAACGGTTTGCATTTGATCCACGGCGTAGGGAGCTGTATGTTTTTAATTTAACACCTACTGGTAATATTATAGGTTTTCAAACAAGAGCATTAGGTAGCGAATATGTTGGTCCTAAATACAAGACTTGGAATATCGAAAGAATACATGATAGGTTAAATAAACCACTAAATGTAGATGAAGAAGAATTAGATAACTTAAATAAAATATCAATGTTATTTGGTATTTTAAATGTAGATATGTCTAGAGATTTTTCTATATTTGAAGGTCCAATCGATGCAATGTTTATGAATAACTCTATTGGTTTAACTGGAGTTAAGAAACAAATAATTGAATTTAATGAAATACCTACAGCAAGATATTTCTTTGATAATGATATGGAAGGTAAAACCAGAATGATTGAAAAATTAAAAGATGGACAAACTGTATTTATGTGGGAAAAGTTCTTAAAAGACTTTGATATCCCAAAAAGAAAAGTAAAAGATTTAAATGATTTAGTAAAGTATGAATTTGCTAATCGAACAGGCTGCTTAGGAGACCTGGATAAATATTTTACAAATAACTCATTAG